ACAGCCGAGCCGGACGTTTCGTGGCAGCGCAGCATGGTCAAATATGGCAACAGCGTTTCCGTGTTGAATTGCTTGCGATAGTCGGCCATGAGCGTCCGCACATTGGCGCGGAACGAATTGTGCGAACTGGCGTTGTTTCGTCGGTCGGTGACGATGGTCAATGAAAGAGTTCCGTCGTAAAGCGAGTGGCGAAGGTCGCCGTTTGGAACTTGGAACAGCTTGTCCAATGCACGTTCAACTGTGAATTGAGCGACGCAGCGCGGCGTTGCCATTTCGTCCGTGTCGCGGGGCTTGCGAACATCTGAAAGGAGCGCTGAAAGCACGGTGTCGGCGGCAGATTCAATCTGCCCCTCGAAATCGTAAAGCGTCGGATAATCGCTTGCGCGTGCCATTAGGAATACTTATTGCAACAATTCGCTGCATAAGTCAAATTGTTTTTGATGAAGCCCACGTTAAAAATATACGACGCGCAATTTCAGAATGAAATTAAGCGGATGCTGGCCCACGCCAGAAGCACGGGGCGCGGCCCGGCAAAAGCTTTGAATGCCGAGGCTTATCACCTTGCCGTTGCGACGATCAATCACACTCGACGCGCAAGGCGTGAAAGCATCGAGGCGCTTGGATTGAAAACAAAAACCGTCACGCCCTATACGACTTCGCTGGGATTCCAGCGGTTCAAAAGGACGTTCACCTTGGAAAAGGACAATGCGGTTGCGAATTATCTTGCAGCATTAAAGGCCCACGGTGTCACCGCGAGAAAAGTTTCAAAAAACTTGCGCCAACTGATTAAGCGGCGCAAGGGGTCAACCTTCATTTCTGGAACGCAGGCAAACGCCGCGCGCAACATTTATTTCGCCAGCCGTTCGGAATTGGAACAGCGAGCGAGACGGTGGATTGCCAAGAAGCTGCGGAGCATCGGATTCTTGGCCTCTACATGGCGGCTTGTGGCGAGGAAATTTGATATTTACGCCAAAGACAAGGCCCGTGAAAACATTGGCGGGCCGATTAAATCAGGAAAGCCGAACGATTCAAGCGCGGACGGCTCAAAACGCGCAACCGGACAGAGCTTGGTTGCGGTCTTGGCGCTCAAAATTGGCCGTGACAAATACGGAAATGCACTCCGCGATTATGCAGCCAAACTGATGCGCGATGCGCTTCAACTGGCGATTAACGAGCGGACGGGAAAGATTCAGCGAAGATTAGCGCATGAAATCAGGGAGGATTTGAGGAAGGATGGGTTTCCAGTTAAGGCGGGCTGATTTTTGCGAATTCGGCCATTCCGTTTTTTACGGAAATCACCTTGAACGTTTCTTTGCCATTTCCAAAATCTTTAACAAACACTGTGCCTGCCTTAATCCGCCCCTTCACAGTGGCGACACCGATCACACTGGTTGCCATGAATTGCCAACCGCAACAAATCTCGGTAGTGGTATAGTTTGAAAACCGATTGGCGACTTTCCGCTTTCACTTTCTGGCGGGCGTGGTATCTCTAGCCCATGCCTAAACGCTCAAGCAATCCGCCGACTGACCCGAACCAGCTCGCCGCGCATATCGTCGCCCTGACCACCGGCCAGCCGTTGCCCGTCGTCAACCCCAAGCCCGAAAAGAATCCCGCCGCCGTCGCTCTCGGCAGACTCGGCGGGTTGAAGGGCGGGAAGGCAAGGGCGGCAAGCCTGTCTGCCAAGAAACGTAAGGAAATAGCCCAAAAAGCCGCGTTATCTAGGTGGGGAAACAAGGAAAAGTAGTCGGTCACTTTTTATTGTTTTTCTTGTTGCAATGTTGGTTTCCTTGTGGAAACCTTCTCGCATGGCCGACGCCAATAAGAAAGACTCCACGAACGAGCTTCCGATGTTTGACATCGAGGAGGCAATAAATCTCGTCGTAAAAATTCACGAAAACGCCCTTGAAACGGCGGCGATGCCCGACGTTGCAAAGGGGTGCGGATACGCGAATCCAACTTCAACTCCATTTTATCGCCGAATCGTTGCTGCCCGCTTGTTCCGATTCTTGGGTTCCCCAAAGCCGGAGCTAACAAAGTTGGCTTTGGATTATTTGAAGCCGGACACCGATGGCGCAAAACAGAACGCCCTAGCACAGTCAATAATGGGCATCAAAACGTATGCGGAAATTGTTAATCTGAATGTCGGCAAAAAGCTCAACACAGACCTTCTTGCAAACAAACTTGAGAAAGATGATGCCCTTTCAATCACAAAAGCCTGCGCGAAGGTTTGCGCCAACGTCTTTGTAAGCTCCCTAAAGTTTGCCGGATTTATTTCGTCAGATGGAACGATTGTAATTCCAAACGGGGCATCGCCGCCTTCAGATCAACCGGCGGCGGTTGAGTTACCCCCACAAAAACCCATTGCGAAAGTTCAAGAATTTGAGGCCGGTGAAGAATCCCAAGTCCAAACTTTGTATTTAGATGGTAAGCGCAAGCGGGCAATTACTATCAAGGCTCCGCTTACGGTGACGAAGGAAGAATTAGAGCGCATACGGGCTTGGCTTGGGTTTCAGTTGATTGTGGAAGAATCACCAAAGCCGCCAGAATCAGCCTAAAAATTTACCCGCAAGTGCTTGTTACACTTGCGGGCTAAACTTTTCCTCTTCGGTGCGACCCGATTAGGAAAACGTGCGAGCAGTATTGCTACCACTTGCGGAACACAAGGACGGTAGCAAAAGACCTGCCCGGCGTCAATGAAAAGTCGCGTGTTAGTTCCGATAGAAACCAGTGAAAACTTGTTTCAAATGCGGAGCGCCGATCTATTTCAGAGCGTGGATCACTGATCCCGTGACGAGACATCGGAGGCGACCGCCGGCTGGCATTCGTGCCTGGCCGATTCACCCCGACGGATCTTGCCGTCAACTTTGGTTCCGGCTCTAGCCGCCGCCAATTGAGAAGAATCAAGCCGCACGGTCGAAAGGCCGTGCGGCCCTTCTCAAAACATTTTGTTTGACAATGCTTGACCGCTCAAGCATACTCACGCCCATGAATAAATTGACGACAGACGAACGGGTGAAAGTGGTGGCCTGCTTGGTCGAGGGAAATTCTCTCCGCGCCACAGTTCGCATGACAGGCATTCACCGCACGACGATTCAAAAGCTCTTGGTGGAGCTTGGCGCGGCCTGTTCCGCGTATCAGGACAAGACGCTCCGCAACCTCAAGTGCAAACGGATTCAGTGCGATGAAATCTGGAGCTTCGTCTATGCGAAGGACAAAAACGTGCCTGCCTACATGAAGCACGCCGCTGGCGTGGGCAGCGTGTGGACGTGGGTTGCGCTCTGCCCGGACACGAAACTTGTCCCGTGCTGGTTCGTGAGCAGCCGGGACGCGAGCGCGGCGAATCATTTCATGCACGACTTGGCTGGACGGCTGGCGAGCCGCGTCCAGTTGACCACCGACGGCCATTCGCGGGCAGGTTGTCCTGAAGCGCCAAAAGAGCACCGTAGGCAGCCTTCTTTATGTTTTCGCTGTCGCCCCCACCGATTGCCATGTTAGTATTAAATTAGCCCACGGGGGCTGGTGTGGTGGCAAGCCTGTGCCTTACGGATTCAAATTTAGATTTGTTTCCGTTGGCGTAATCAATCAACGCAGAGGCTGTTTCCTCCGTCATTCCGTTTGTGATTGGTGCATCAGTTGCGCTCTTTGGCCTATTTGTGACCAAAGCATCCCACAACTCACTGAATCGCTGATATTCCATTTTATTATCTATTGCTGTGTTTGTTGTTGTTTTAGCCAAGAATCCCGCAATCCATGACCGCTCAAGCAATTAGATTCCCAAAGCTAGCAGACTTTTGCGCATCCGCAACATTTAATTTGAACCCCCTACCCCCGGCCCATCCCAGCCCCCCCCCTCCTAACGGGCGTTTCGGTTTGCGCTGCTCGACTTCAACCGCAGATGGACGGCGAATTTCCAAACTATACCACTACCCAAATCTCTTTCTTTCCCTTTTTGGTTTTGGAGTAATCAATCACGGCGATTTTCTTCAACGGACGATCAATCGTGACGGTTTCCGCAATCACAGTGCCATATTGAGTCTGAATTGTAACGCTGTTTAGCCTGTTCATGCCGCCACCTTGTCCTTTCTGAATCTCAAAAACCTTCCGCTGCGCAGCTTTCCAGCCGCCGTAAATTGTATTGCCCGCACTTCAACTACCTGCCCAACGCGGGCCGACTGAATCTCTCTCTCGGTAAATCCAAAAATGCGGCCAACGGATTTTCCGTCGCGCGAAACTTCCGCCGACAGCTTTCCGGCATCGGCCTGAATGATGGTAAATTCCGCCGTGAATTCGCGCTTGCAACGTGTCCACCGTCCCCTCGAATAGTTTGAATTGGAAAGCTTGACGACGATTCCTTCCCCACCGCGATTGTTGACCTTGCGCGCCAATGCCTGCGGATCGTTGGATTGTTCCACGGGGAGCAAAGCCGGGTATCGCGCAATTAACTCGGTGAGTTGAGTCAATCGCCAGCGCAACGGTTCACCCGTCACGTCTTGTCCGTTTAGTTTTAAGAGGTCAAAGGCGTGGTAAGCGCCCTTGACCAATTCGCCGTCCAAAACGCAACCGGCTGGCAGCGTGGCGTCAAGGCGGCCCTGCGGCGTATTGCGTCCGGTCAACTGGCCGCTGTCGCAATCCAACCAAGCTCGCACGCCGTCAATTTTTTCCTGCGCGATTAGGCCGGAGCGGAATGGATAATCGCAAGCCTCCGCGAGTGATACGCCGTCAAATACAGGTGCCAATTTCATTTCGCCAGCGATTATTGCGCGGGCGGCTAAATTGGCAAGAAAAAATCAGCGTGAAACGGAGCGCAAATCCAAACGCCTGCCAGCCCCGAATTCATCGTCCGTGATTCGCTGGATTTCGTAGGTGACGCCGGAAACCGTCACGCGGTCGCGCACTCGCGGCGGGGTCGTGGCCGTCGCGGTGAAGTCAGCATAAAGCATGACAATCAAGGACAGGTCAAAGTCAACCTCAAACCCGCCCAGCTCGTCTTTTTCCATGCGCGACAGTCCGGCGCGCGTCGCATTGTAATTGCGCGACGAAAATGTGTAGGCCGTCGGATTGTCGGCCACAATAAAAGCCAAATCGGCTATCGCCTGATTTTTTGCGGTCGTCATAAAAAGGGGCGGCGCGGGGAAATGAAAGAAACCCGCGCCGCCCGCCCCACCGTCAGCCGCTCCGTGTGGCGAGTGAGTCGGCTGAAATCTTCCTGTTCACAATCGGCACCGGACTTTCTACATCCGGTGCGAATTTGACCGGCAGGCCAATGAGCTTGTTAAGCTCATGGCGCACGTTGCGCCGGTCAGCCTTCGCCGCCGATTGCCTCAATGTCTTCAACGGAACGTGTCGAGATAGACAGAATTGATGGTCAGCGTGTTCGTCGCGCCGTTTCCAATGCCCATGATGCGGATTGATTTCACGTTGTCCAAAACCGTCGAGCTGAAGTTCGTCGTGTAAATCGTGGGAGAGGATGCCGGGGCAACCGCAACCGGGATTTGAACGCGAACCGCATTGTTGGTCGTGGTGTAGTTCGTGCCGTCATGGCTCGTGGCCAGATAGAACGTAACGAGCGACGGGTCAACATTCGTGCAGACGAGCGTGGCGGTGAAGCTCGCGCCCTGCCCGCGCGTGAGATTGAGCGCCGTGCTGTTCGTGGCATCCGTGGTCGAAGCCGCAACCGTCGCGGGGACCTGCGAAAGCTGCTTCAACTCCGGGCCGATGACGAATTGCGCGGACGCGGTGAATGCGAATGCCGCGAGCGCGGCGATTGTAAGTGTGATTTTTTTCATGGTCGTTTTTCTTTTTTGAATTTTGTTTTGATTGGCCCCGGCGGCGTTTATTCCGCCGGGGCCGTTACAATCAGGCAGGGATTCCGGTCACAGTGCAAAACGCCTTCGGTTTGAAGCACGCCAGCGCGAGGCGGATTTCGGAGCGAATTGTTGTCAGGTTCTTGATGAAATCATCCTGGTCGCTGTTCGTGGTTTCAATGGTCAGGCCCATCTTTTGGAACCATTGCGCGCCCCGGCGGAAAGCGCCGACGAGCGCCGTGCCCTGCGAGATGTTCGTTGTCACAATCGCAGGCAGCCCCCAAATTGGAGCGTTGGTCATTGCGATGCCGCCGACGCCGTAAGGGCCGGTGAACGGGCCGCCAGCCAAATACTGGCCGTTGGCATCCTTGGAGAGGCGCAGGTTCTGGTAGTCGCTGGGATGAATCACAATCGCGTCCGGCTCAATAAAGCCGGTCGTTGCGCGCACTTTGGTAATGGCCTTGAAGATTGCATCCTGCACGTAATCGCCACCGACGGCCTGCGTGCTGATGCCGCTGAAATTCAGCAAGCCTTTGATTTGATTCGAGTTGCCGCTGCCGTTGAGCAGGTAGTAGTCCACCTTGTCCTGCACCATGTAGGCGAGCCGCCCGTCAACAAAGCTCTGCATTTGCGAGAAGTCCGCGAGCATTTCGTCAGTGACTTTCAGGAACACCGTCACCTTGCGGACGGCGGCGTCCACTTCGGAAACCGCAAGCGCGGCCTCGTTCTTGGACGAGCCTTCGCCCGTCGCTGCGGCGGCGTTTGTGAAGCTGTCCTCCTGAATGTAACGGACAGTCGTCGAGTCCGTCGCGCCGCTGGCGATGATGTCGGCGATGCGCGGCGGCTGCTGGTCAAGCAGGCCGGGCACGCCAGCAAGCTTCTGAATGCTGGTCAGGCCGCTGCTCGAAAGCGTCGTGCGGAGCGCGACATTCGGGATTTCAAACGCGGCGGAGCGCGCGCCGGTGCCCTTGATGAATGCGCGGTAGGCGTCGCTGGCGATGTATTGTGCGCCGATGCTGCGGGCTTCGCCGTTCACAATGGCCGGAGTGCTAACCGTCACCGTGGCCTGATGGCGGACTTCGCCCGGAATGGAGTCGAGGACGGATTTGCGGAATTCGGCGACGGAAACGCCGTCTTCAATGGCCTTTTGCGCCTCCTTGGTTTTGCCGAACCGCGTGCCGATGGCATTGATTTCAGCAATGCGGGAGCGTTCGGCCTTCACGGCGTCGTTGTTGTCCGCAGCCGCGACAGGCGCGGCGGGAGCGTTGGATTCAGTTGTCATGTTTGTTTTCAAATTGATTGGTTTGTCTTCCGTCTGTTTGCTTCGCCCCACGCCTACGGAAACATCGGCCGGGACTGACACCAATGACACCTCAAATGGAGTCCATCGGGTTACGCGGTAAGTTTCCTCCTTGCCGCCGTTTTCCGATTTCACCATATGCATTTCGTCAACCGAATATCCAACCGAAACCAATCGGCGGATACCGTCAACGATGTCTTGGAAAATTTCATTGGCGCGCTCGCTCTTTGAAAAGCGGACAACGGCGCGGCCCTTCTTGTCTTGGCCGATTGTGGCCGACTCGACAACGCCAACCTGATCGCGCGTGTTGTGGTCGCAAAGAAAAGCCGCGCCCGAATTGAGCCGCGTCAAATCACACTCGCCCGGATTGTGGCCGAGGATTTCATCGCCAAACCAACGGCGCACCGGCATTTCGCTGGAAAATGAAAGTTCAACCGTGCGGGCCTCGACGTTGACCGCATCGCGCTTTACATCGAAAGAACGCTGAAACTTTTCGCCGATTGCCCGGCGAAAATCTCGGCTCGAATGTTCTGTCTTTTTTTCCATTAGCTTTGCTTATGTCGCAATAAGTAGCACTAATTTCTTGCGTGTCAAACTTTTTTTTCTTTCGGGTTTGGGGCTGGATTCGCCGCGCCCAGCATTTCGGCCTTGCTCCCGCCAAGCGTGGGCGTCACGAAAACGAGTCCGGCATCGTCCGCCATTTCTTTTTCGTCTTGCAAAGTTTCGAGCATTTCCCCGAAATCTGCGCCCTGCTCCGCGACGTATTGCGTGCGTGTCGCAAGCCCGCCGTCGATCGCCAGCAAGGCCGCGCGCACGTCAACTTCAGGATTCAACCAGCCCCAACGCCTTCCGCTGAATTTCGGCGCGTTGAATTTGGTGAACTTTGAAAATGGCAGCGGATCGAAGTATCCCGCCAGAAATGCCGTTTCAAGCCACGCCTCGAAAATTGGCGTGACGAGGTGCCGAATCATGTGCGACTGGATTTTCTTGTATGCCTCGTTTTCCTCCAGCTTGGCCTGACGATTTCCACCAACACTGCCGGTATCGTCGCCGGTCAATGTGAAATAGGAAATGCCGCCGCCCGCCGCAACCCCGCGCAATGTTGCGCGCACGAATTCTGAAAATGCGTCCGTCGGGTGCTTTGGGTCGTATGGGATGAATTCGTCAACGGTTGACGGGAGTGTTCCAAACTCGCCGGGGCCGCTGTCCATGATTTGATTGCCGGACGAATCAGAGCC